GACCCCAGACAAATGGGTCGGGTTAAAGTGAGCATTGCCAGATTCTATGGCATGTTAAATCCTGAATTAGTTGATAAAATTGACAGAGATAGTGAATATTTAGGCGCAGTTTGGTGTCGATTTATGAGCCCGTTCGGCGGAACAACGCCTGCTGGTGGCTCAGCGCAGCGTAGTTTTGGTATGTGGGGACAACCACCAGATCTAGATACTGAAGTATTGGTGGCATTTAGTGGCGACAGTAATGTTGGTATTGTGTTGGGCGTACTGCCTGACGAAACTCGTAACGGTAGTATTGCTGGCCCACAAAGTGGATTGGACAGTAATGGTAATTTTACAATTGTACAGGAAATTCCAAAAACTAGAGAATCAGAAAACCAACCTCCTGACGCACACCCACAGGCAGAAGCATTAAAAACACAAGGGCTTGAAAAGGATCGCTTACGTGGTTTAAATTTTAGTAACCCAAGACGTGAAAGTAAAAGTCGTGTAATGGGAATGAGTACACCAGATGGTCATGCATTTGTTATGGACGATGGCGGCGCAGAAGACGGAACAAGTAATTTAGTTCGTTTACGTACTGCTGGCGGCGCACAAATACTAATGGATGATACAAATGGATTTACATATATTATTAGTAAAGATGGTAACAGTTGGATTGAAATGAACCGCAATGGCGACTTGGATGTGTATGCACAAAGTTCTATAAACTTTAACACTGCTGGTGATTTTAATATAAACGCTGACGGCAACATTAACATGCAAAGTAAACTTGGCACAAACATCAAAAGTTTAGGTGTTGCTGGTGTTAAAATGCATGCAAGTACTGGTACAATAGATATTAAAGCACACAGTAATTTACAAATTGAAACCGAAAGTAATGGCAATTTGCGTGTTGCTGGAAACTATAGAGAAACTGCCGCACGTATCGATATGAATGGCCCGCCAGCCTTGGCCGCCGCGATACCACCCACAACACAACATACTGGTAACACAGTTGTAAAAGAAAGTGTTGCAACTCGTGTACCAGAAGCTGAACCATGGAATGGGCATTTGGATGTACAAGTTGTAGATACAAGCAGTCCAGCTGGAACAACTGATGCACTTGCAAGTAATACGTATTATTATCAAACTCCAGCTAATCCAGCCGCTGGCGAAAATACTGGTGCATATGATCTGGGAGATTTCCCAGATGCTGAAACTGACGCTAGTGGATTAATAAATTGGAGAGCTGGTGTTGACCGTGCAGTAAATCCAAAATTACTCGAGCTAGTTAAAGAAGTTGCTAAAAGGTTTGGACAACCATTAACAATTACCAGTGGATACCGTAGCCCAGCATACAACGCAAAGGTTGGCGGCGCTAAAAGTTCACAACACATGCAAGGTAATGCTGTCGACATCAGTGGCGCACAGTTTACAAATGATCAACGTTTACAGTTAGTGGCAATTGCCAGTTCAGTTGGCATAACTGGTATTGGCGTATATAACGACAAGAGCTTGCACTTTGATGTACGTACAGGCAGACGAAGTGCATGGGGCAGTGGATTTACCTATGCTGGTATTGCACCATATGCTAAAAGCACATTAGACAGACATTTGGCGAACGGCTATGCTTAATTTTGTAACAGAAAATCGCAGAACTATCTGGAGTACACATATTGTAAAAGATGACTGGAGAGTAAACTTTCTTATTGCGTTAACACAACTTACTGTTAGTGCAGAGATGTTGCAATTAATGCTGTCTACTAAAGAATATCGTATGTTTAGATATTCAGCTGATGGAAAGAACTTTAAAATTGGATATGGATATGGAGATGCAACTGGTATTGGGGTTACTGAAGCAGAAGCATACGGTGCATGGATTGAATACATAAAAGAAAAAGAACTTAGATTTAAAACAACGTTGCCGCTTATTAGTATGTCACAGTCACATTACGATGCATTATTTGGATTGTATTGTGACACTGGAACCTGGAAAAAAGTAACCAGTGATGTAGGAGTATATGATGTTTTTACCGCAGTTAAAGCTGGTCGTTGGTTGTTAGCAACTGACATGATATCAGATGGTAAAGTAAACCCAATTATGCGTCGAGCTGAAGCTAAAGTATTACAGTTGGCCGATTACACCACCGGTAGAACACGCCCGTTCTTAAAGAGTGAAGGCATTGCATATGCACTCAAGCAATATACCAGTGGCGGTATTACAACTGAACTCAGTAAACGACAGTGTGAAAGTGGATACTACCGCCAAACCACAGCATTTATCCCTGGTATGACCAATTTACGTCAACGAGAACTTATAGCCAAATTCGGCCAATTATAATCCTATAAATATCTATAACAAAGGATCAACAGTATGGCAAGCACTCTTTTGCTTAACGCTGATTTTCAACCCATGGAGTTAAGCCCACTTAGCACGCTCAGTTGGAAAGAAAGCATAAGCGCCTACTATAAAGACAGCATCTATATCTTTAAAACACACGACAACTGGAAAGTTAGATCTCCCAGCATAGAGTTTGATGTGCCCAGTATTATTGTAGCAAAAAACTATCACAAACGTAAATCACATGCAAAACTCAGTAGACGTAACTTGTTTATCAGAGACGACTACCGATGTCAGTATTGTGGAGTTAAGTTTTATCACCATGAATTAACATTTGATCATGTTGTTCCACGTTTACACGGCGGTAAAAGTACATGGCAAAACATGGTAGCGGCATGCAATCACTGTAATGGTAAAAAAGGAAGCCGACAAGACATAACCCCTATGCGGCCACCAATACGACCAACTTGGCATCAGATATATCAGCAAAGTAAATGTTACAAACTAACGATTCCTGACCCAGCTTGGCAGGAATTTTTAAATTGGCCTGATGATTTATTAACAGTTAAAGCGCCAGTTTATTAAAGTCATAAATAGTAGTATGGCGATATTTAAAGGTTATAGCACAGTAGATGTACGTTTTGGTAATGTTGTATTAGAAGACATTGCACTTGCGAAGCGTGATTTACTCAATCATTTTTACACAAGAAAAGGCGAGAGACTTGGTCAGCCTGAATTTGGTAGTATACTACCAGATTTAGTGTTTGAGCCACTGGACGATCTTGTTATTGACTTAGTGGAAGATGATGTGAGAGATATTATTGACAATGATCCGCGATGGATATTGAACAACTTAGATGTACGAGTTGGCACACACAGTATTACATGTGTGGTTAACTTAACTTACCGAGATACGGCAACAGTGGATGAACTATATTTAGAGTTTACTGCTGAAACGGAAGAAGAGAACTTATAATGGCACAGAGTATTAGACAACGAAACCTGTTTGCTGCGGAAGACTTTACAGTAGTTTACGACAGCTTTGCACAGGCAAACTTCCAGGCATATGATTACGATACGATTCGTAGTGCAATGGTTGATTATATCAGAGACAATTATCCAGAAAATTACAATGACTGGATTAGTTCAAGTGAATTTGTAGCACTGCTTGAAATGATTGCATTTATGGGACACAACTTAGCGTTCCGTGTAGATCTAGCAAGTAGAGAAAACTTTTTAAGTACAGCAGAGCGCCGTGCCAGCGTTTTACGTATTGCAGACTTCTTGGGGTACAATCCTGCAAGAGCTTTAGCATCACGTGGTACATTAAAAATTACTTCCGTAAAAACAACACAAAACGTATATGATGTAAGTGGTGCTAGTTTAAAAGGTAAAGAGATTGACTTTATTAACGATCTAGACACTAATGCGTATCAAAACTTTATTTTAGTAATGAATGAAATATTTGCAAGCACAAACCAATTTGGTAAACCCAGTGCAAGTAAAACAATCAGTGGAATTAAAACTGATGTATACAACACAAATATTGCAGATAACCAAGGCATAGTGTTCCCATTCCAAGCCAAAGTAAACGGAAAAACTGAACCGTTTGAAGTAGTTAATCAATATATTGATGAAGACAGTGTACTTGGTGAGCCAACTCCAACACCAGATTCTTCGTTCAACATTGTATATAAAAATGATAACCAAGGTATTGCAAGTGCTAACACAGGGTTCTTTGTTGGATTTAAACAAGGTACACTACAGTATACTGATTATACCGCTGACAGTGCTATTAGTAATTTAAGCGTAGCAGTTAACGAAACAAATATTAATAATCAAGATGTATGGGTACAGAATGTAGATGCTGACGGACAAGTATTAGCTAACTGGACTAAAACAGACGCAACGTTTGGTGTTAGTGCAATCTTTAGTGCTATACAAAATAAAGTACGAACACTATACAGCGTAAAAACGCAAGATAATGATACCATTAGTGTTAACTTTGGTGATGGTGTTTTTGCTGATGTACCACGTGGCATTTTACGAATTTGGTATCGTACAAGTTTAAACAACAGTTACACGCTAAACACTGACGATGTTGGTACAGTAAACTTTAGCTTTACATACACAGCAAGTGACAACAACGAGTATACAGCCAGCTTTACTGCTGAAATGCAAGAAGCAACAAACAATTCCAGTAGCCGTGAAAGTGTTACTAGTATTAAAACAAATAGTGGTCGTGTATTTGCAGCACAAGATCGTATGGTTACAGCACAGGATTACAGCGTATTTCCACTAACAGTTGGAGATAATGTTCGTAAGATTAAAAGTGTAAACCGCACACACAGTGGGCACAGTAGGTTTATTGATATCAATGATCCAACAGCACAGTATCAAAATGTTAGTATAGTTGCTGATGACGGTTATGTATATAGTGAAAATACACTAAACAGAACAACATTAAGTTTACCAACTAACCTAACTGAAGAACAAATATTTGATCAGTATATTAGTAACTTAATCAGTAACCCTGAAACTATCAACTTATTCTATCAAAAGTATAGCCCAGTTAGTGTTGCGTTCAGTAGTAACAGTGCAAGTTTTCAGTGGAACCAAGTGAATAGCTTTGGTGGTACTACTGGGTATATAACCCGTAATAGTATTGTTGAACGTGTAAGTAAAAGTTCAAGCACCGCAGTTAAAGAAATCAAACTGGGCAGTATTGTAGAGTTTATTGAAAGTCCTTATAATAGTGGAAGTTTAGGTACAACCGGAACTACCCTAACTATTACAAATGGCGGCAGTGGGTATACAAGTACTCCAACAGTTACATTTAAAGGAACTGGATCAGGTGCAACCGCTAACGCAGTTGTTACAGCAGGATCAGTTACTAGTATTACTATTGTGAGCGGTGGTGAAGGATATACAAATCCAGTAACAGTTGAAATATCTGGCGGTGGTGGTGTTAATGCATCAGCTACAGCCACAGCAACAAGTGCAGAGAAAATTTGGGCAAGAGTTACTAAAATTACAGAAGACGGTCTTGGTATAGATGACATAACAGGAACACCAATTGGTCGAGATAGCGCAGGTGCAGGGGCAATAGTATTGAACAAAACAGTACCAAACTCAGCACGTATTAGTCGTATTTTCCCAGCGTACAATACTCAGTTCACTGCCAGTGAAAAGGCATTTATTGTTGAACAACTAACACTAAAAAATACATTTGGTTTAAGATTTGATAGTGATAACAGTGAATGGAAATTGGTAACTACAAACAATGTGGCTCCCGACTCGGTTAATTCTACTTCCAGCTACAACACAACATATGCTGGCAACACAACTGGAAACAACTTAGACAACAGTTGGATTGTAAAAATTAGTTATAGTAGTGATAAATGGGTATTGGTTACTAGAAGGTTCCGTATTATATTTGGTAGTACTAAAGACGTTAGATTTTATAACCAAAATAGCAATGTAAAATTTGATTTTGAAACAAATAAACCAGCACGTGATAAGATACGTATCTTTAAAACAAACAGT